CTCACAGATGAACCGAGCATAGAAAAAGCGCAGAGTCCTGCCATGAACCCTGCGCTAAGTTTCTTTAAAATCTTTGATTTAATTTTAAACATAAAGTACATTTCTCCTTTGATTTTAAATTACAACACTTTACTTTTTATTACATCGTTATTTCCGGCTCAGGTTCATCCGCCATTTCCTCATCGGGAGTATTTTCTACCTCAATTTCCGTAGCCTGCATTTGCTCCAATACGATAATGGGAGTTTCAAACATTTCGGAATATTTCTTGATCTGATCATCGGTAAGTGAACAGCTGTCCCATTCGCCGTATTCGTTCATATAATTTCCTGAAACAAAGAAAGTTCCATGTACAAGAACATTTCCCACAATACGATTAGGCTGTGAACCATTAAGCAGGAATTCATCGTTGCACCAAGCAATCGCAGTTTCTTTCGGCTCAAAATATATAGGTTCGATACACCCTCCGACTATTGCCTGCATATCGTGAATATCATCGCCGATTTCCTTTTCATACGGCGCTTTTTCAGGCTCAATAACAAGTATTTTCATTTACAAAACCTCCTCATCTTCATTGCAATAATCCCACAGCGGACAATCACTGCAGTCATCATGCATAGCGCAAGTCCTCTCAATCTCTTCCTCTGAGATACCGCAGTCACGGCGTTCTCTTTCGGGAGCATTTCGCCATATCGTAAGCGTCACTCCGCTATCATCGCACTCCGTTTCTACGCTTACGGGATCGCCGTTTTCATCAAAAAGCCCCGAAAATACGCTTTTTCCGTTGTCTGCCATTACTTGTGCAAAAATTATTTTTTTCATAAAATTATACCTCCAAATTGTCTGTTTCATCGTCAAACAGCGAAAGCTGGCGAACCGCCTGTAATCTCTCGCTTGTATCGTAATTGGATATGAGCAGCTCCGCATACTGACAGCCGCCGTCGTATCTCTGCGCCAGATTATTCAGTCTGCTGATCTCCTCAATGTGAATATTAGGCTTATCCCATATCTCACGGATTTCTGGACAGTCATTGTAGGAAACAAGAAACTTGCCCTTGATATCCATTAGCGAATCCCTGAGCCTAATATGATCCTTGGTTTTAAAACCAACGTCTTTGTAGTAGTTTTCGGTTGCAAAGTACGGTGGATCGCAATAAAAAAAGCTGACAGGGCGGTCGTACTGCCGTATCAGTTTTTCAAAGTCTTTATTCTCAACTGCTACCTTCTGCAATCTCCTTGCTGCCAAGTCTATCATCGGGAAATCCGACCATATTGAATGCGGCTGACTTGCAAAGCTGTCAAGTCCGCTTGCGTAGCTGTATCTAATAAGCTGATAAAACTTCGCCGCCCTGTCAACATCACGAAATCTGCTGAACAGACCTCGCTTGTGAAGACTAGCAATCCAGTCGAAATCTTCACGAGAATCGAGGACATAACGAAGCTTGTATTTCAGCTTATTCGGTTTATCTCTTACACAGCGGTACAGGTTTGCAAGGTTTCCGTTAAAATCGTTGTACACCTCAAAATCCATACCGGGCGGTTTGCGAAAAAGCACCCAGCCTGCGCCCCCGAAAACCTCGATATACCGTTCATAATATGGAGGAAAGCGAGCAAGCACGGCGTCACGCAACGCTTTCTTTCCGCCTACCCATGACATAAAACTGTTCATGTTTTTCCTTTCTGCCGTTAGAACCAACAGCAGAAAAGTCGCTTTGCAAGCACCAGATTTTTATCTGCTGTTGGCAAAACAACCTTGTCCTAGCGCGGACGGCGCAATTTACGTTCAAATTTGATATGAACTATACTGCCTGCCCGCTGATTTTCATTTGTTGTATTTTCAACCCTTGATTATCGGGTCAACATAGCTGAATATGATGCGTTTCTGTTCAAGGTAGCCGTTGGCTTTATTGACCTCGTTACACAGCTCCTTGTACTGCCTTTCCGAAAGTACGGGCTTTGTGGCTCTCAGCATTGCTGGAATACTGCCGAGGCAGAACTTGAAGTCAACTTTAGCTTTAATTCTGTTTGTGTGCATTATCCCATCTCCTTGCCATAATATTTTCTCAGCAGAGTGATCACAAATCTTTGCCCTTTTCCTGTCACAAACGTCTGCTGATAGGTCTTTGTCATGGTCGGAGTTTCAAAAACCGACTCCTTTACGGAAAAATATCCTCGGTCGATAAACGCCTGATAGGGGAGATTATTCGCCATAAGAACGCCTTTTCCTTTGAGCCAGCCGTAAAGCTTGTTTCTGCCGACGGGGATATTTTCTGCTCTCGCAAGCTTTGCCATTGCGTTCATGTCGATAAGATTATCGGTATTTGACACCTGATTTGCAAACTCCACCAGTGGCTGATCGTGACGGATACGCTCGTTCAGCTTTCCTATGATCGTCATTTGAATTCGGAACAGGTCACGGTACGGCTCGTCGAGAAACGGGAGGTAGTTTTCTATAAACATTTCTTCGTTGCTGACGTAGCCGCCTGTTCTCCTCAAAGTTGGTAAAATCGTGGCTGTGACCCAACGCCTGAATTCTTTGGCTCTCGGAAGCTTGCTTGAAAGTACCAGACTGTAAAGTCCGCTTTCGTTAATTATCATCGTATTCTGAGTACCCGTAGAACACCCGCCCTGAATCGGGGCGAGTGCCTTATCTTCGTTGTCAACATGAGCGTTAATCGCATTTCTTGGCTTAGAATATCCAAGGCATTCCGCAACATCTTTGCCTACAAACCACGGTTCACCGTCTTTTACGACCGTTCTCACTTTGCCGAATTCCTCGTTTTCAAAGATTTTAATTACCTGTTCCATTTGCGTTTTCCTCCTCGTCAAATTTCAGTAAATTTCTTGCAATAGCTTCAACCACATTTACCGTAATTGAATTTCCTGCCTGCTTGTAGATCTGTGCGTCGGACATTCCTGCAGTTGCGACTTTTTCAAACTGTTCGGTTGTAAAACCTTGAAGCCGCCAGCACTCAACAGGCATCAGACGGCGGATTCTGCCTTTGCGTATCATTCAGAGCCTGTTCCTGAGCGATTTTATGGAACTTATCCACATCGGGGATAACCCCAAGCGTTCTTCCGTTGTCAAATTTACAATGCAGAGTTACTGCATCGTCCACAAATTGAACTATGCCTTTAGTACCTGGTGGAATCGGACGGGGATCGTTATCCATACTGTCAAGGCATATCCGAGTTCCTTCGGGATATCTCTGCCTGAGCATTTCTACCTTCTTTTCGTTGTAAATCATATTCTGCCTCACATCGTCATTCCCATATCGGGTCTTTGGTCATATCATCGGTCTGACTGCTGTTTATTTTTTACTTGATCACCTCCAGTCGTTTTAGATTCCCTTTTTATAGTATATTTGTTATCAAGCCTCCTTTGAAATAAAAAAAGACCGCTTTGTCGTTTATCACATTTCGTGATATTTGACAAAACAGCCTTCTAAACTTTGTGAATGTTTTTTCATAAAAAATCGGCAGGCTTAGAGCAAAATATACTCAAAGTCTGCCGTTATGTTCGATATTTTTTGTTGTGTAGGGTTCGACTCCCTTTTTTTCGTGAAAACTGGTGAAAAGCATCCACGGTTTTACATTAAAATTTTTTGTTTTCTAAATATCAAAAAAGCCCGTAAACACGGGCTTTTTAAGGTGAGTATCCATTTGGTATCACCAATATGGTTGCGGGAGACCGCAACATATTTTTCCCACGATACTTTTCAAATTTTTATACTTTTTTCAACGATAGAAAAAAAATCAGACGTCTCAGATCACTCCGAGACGTCTGAAATACTATCTGATATACTTTCTCCGACCGCAACGTATCTTCTGTACGATACGTTGTGCGTGTCTCCAATCTTTTTCCGATATCAACGGCTCATAGTCGCCCTGATATAAATGCCCCTTAAAGCTATAATAGCCGATGTAAACAGGGCGTGTTACTATTTTCTTTATCGACTCAGCGTTAAATGAACTTCCTCGTCGCCCATGATGCCCCATTGCGTTGACTATCTCAGCTACAGGTAGATAGGACTGATACTCAATGAATTTTTTGAAAATTAACCGAACAACTTCTGCCTCTGTTTCATTGATAGTAAGACTATCCTTTCCGTCTAGGTTATAGCCTAAAACGTCAGAGCAAGTCCGCTTCCCCTGTGAAGCTCTTTCAGCTAAAGCAAACGAAACTCTTTCAGCCGTCAATTCTCTCTCCATTTGGGCGAAAACACCAAGTACGCCCATCATAGCACGCCCTGTCGGTGTAGATGTGTCGAAACCCTCTGTGCAACTTACAACGCCGACGTTATGTTTTTGTAGTTTATCCCATGTATCGTAAAGATCTGCAACGGACCTTGTGAAACGGCTTAACGCCCATATCAGTATGATATCAAATTCACTGTTATACGCCGCTTCAAGCATGGCTTGACACGCTGGGCGGTGTGTAATATCTTTTGCACTTATACCCTCGTCGGCATATACATTGTATACCTCATAACCTCTTGTGGCGCACCATTCTGTTAGTGTCTTTCGCTGGGCAGAGAGGGAGTACCCCTCTCGTGCTTGGTCCAGCGTTGACACCCTTATATAGACCGCCGCTTTCATAGCGCAAGCAAGCCGTCTATTTCGGCAATTCTTTTGAGAAGCTTTTCACGCTCTGTTTTTAAGCTTTCCACGTCTATATCAGATACAAGCTTAACGCCCTTATGGTCCTTTATCTTGCTGTAAATTGTTTCAGGCACACCCTTAACACGAACGATTGTACCCTCGTCAGCTGATATTCTGGGATTTTTGGCAGAGCCGCCCGAAGTGGCAAAGCCACCGCTTATAAGCATTGCATTGTCGGAGAAAATAACCTCTCTATCACGATAGAGTCTTTTCAAAACAACGATTGAGCCAACTCTGATTTCTCCGTCCTCGTAACCCTCTGTATAAGTGTCGAGGTCAAGATCTACTGTGACAGTGCTGACCGCACCAAGCTCTCCACACTCTCCGTAGCATTCAATAAGCAACGCCTTGACGGCTTCCTTGTTCTCCTCTGGGAAGACCCAGCAAGGGGCGTTCCACTTACCCTGTATCTGCTTTGCCCCTGCGACAAAGCTCTTGTTGTACGGACTGTTGACCTTGATTTTCTCGTTTTCAACTGTAACTATCATGTTATTTACCTCCTTGAATTATCTTAACACCAGGTACGCTACTGCAAGTATCAATCCGCCAAGCTTGAGCAGCTCTTTACAAAGTTTGAAAATATCATTTTTCATATTGACACCCTTTCGTTTTTGTGGTATAATTCAAGCAGTTAGGAGAGCGGTCAACTCTCCTTTCTGCCGAATTTACTTATTTAAGTAAATCTTTTATGATCAAGATGTAGCCAATCAAGCCGATTATCTCGATCATTAGCTTGTTAAGTTGTTGGACCAGCTTAACAAGCTTTTTTATTTTCTTGTCCAATTTAACCGCCCCCTTTCGTTCTTTTCTGATATTATTATAGCATATAGCCGTGTATATGTCAATGACTTTTATATTAAAATATCAACAAATATATAGCCGTGTATTTGTTCATTTTGCATATAGCCGTGTAATTGAATATGTGCTATAATGACAATGAGGGGGTGACATTTGTGTATAATGAAAAATCAAAAGAACGCACAATGCGCTATATGAAAGAAAAACGTGATAAACTTACGCTTAACTTGCCGCTTGGCGACAAAGAGCGATATAAGGCTTACGCTGAGAGCAAAGGGAAAAGTTTAACCGGTTTGATTGTAGAACTCGTTGAGAATGATATGGCAAAAGATAAAAAAATCGAATAATAAAGTAAAACAGCCGACAAGGAATAATCCCTGTCGGCTGTCTTACTGTCTACTTTATCTTCTTTGTAATCTCATCGCCAAGCCGTTTGATGAAGTTCACGCCTGCAATGCCGTTTTCGTAATATCCCCACTTTTTCAGCAGAGTATTAACTGCCTTTGCAGTACCTTTTCCGTATGTACCGTTCTTATCCATACCTACGCTGTGAAGCTTGACCGCCTTTGCAAGAAGCAACAGCTCCTTGAGGGCAAGCACACCGCTTGTTTTGTTGCCCTGCTTGTAGCCTGTCTTGTCAAGCACTTTCGCACTTATCTTGCTCTGTTTCTTTGGTCTCAGGAAGCCTGCAATGTGGTCATAAGTATGCTTGACCTTAGTGCAGGCTTTTCCGCTCCAGTTCTGGTCATACGAATAAAAATAACTCGTGTTGCCCTCACCCGTGCAGATTGCTATGTGACCCCAGCCGCCATTCAACGTGCCTGACCATATCGCTACATCACCCTTTTTCGGCACGAAACTTGGCGTGTTCTTTACCTTTGTGAAATTTGCTTTCAGCCAAGTGTTCTTATCGAATAAATCCCAAAAATGGTGTGCGTCATACCAGAAATTCTTGATACCTGATCCGAAGACCTCGTTGAAATATGCCGTTGCAAGGTCTACACACTGTTTGCCTGCTGCGCCGTCATAGTTAATCGCTACACCATTGTGCTTCTTGATAAATTCATCATATGTCATTTTCTATTCCTCGCTTTCGTTTGTTTTGTTTTCAACTGTGATTTTAAGCTTGTGTACTATCTTCACCAAGAATGACGGCAGTGGTATACCTATCACCGCAAGATTTTCCAAAATAGAAATACATTCATTGATGATAAACCATATCGTTACGATAAGACCGAAGTAAAAGCTGACGTTTACCTCAATGCCTATCTGTGAAAGTCCTGAGATAAAGAGCCAATCAAGCACGCCTGACACCGCCACCACAAATATGTAGCCGACCTTTTTGAAAAGCCCTTTAAGACCGACACGGCTTGAAAGTTCGCCCCTATTCCATGCTTTCCACATTCCTGTAATGTAGTCAATGATCATCACAAGTACCAGAATGACTATAGGTATCGCCATAACACGGAAATACGCTGACAGCCCTGCGGCTATCGCTGATATGATGATTTTTGCTGTGTTTTCTTTCATTACTGCTTCTCCTTTTCATATGTTTGTCCTGTGATTGTTGTATATTCCTCAGCTGTGATTTTCCCCCTGTCGGCAAAATCCTTGACCTGCTCGGCTGTGTACAACCCTAAATCGTACAAACGTTTGACTTTCCTATACATTGTCGTCACCCTCCTCAATCAAAGTGTCGGTCATTAGCGCGGTATATAGCACCTGTGCTTCTAGCTCGTCCACCTTTGTGGCTTTCTTCGGCTGAAAGTCTTCTGTGGATAGACCAAGCTTGTCAGCCATTTTTCTCTGTAAATCCGTCATACGCTACCTCCTACTTCTGATAGTTTCACGATGTATTCTTCTTCGCTTGGCACAGGTATGCGATAACTGTCGCCATTGCTGTTTTTGAACGTGATTGAACCGCCTGCTTCAACCTCGATATTTCGCAGAAACTCATCATCAGTCAGGTTTGAAATATCGGTTACGATAGGGTTCGCTAGTTCGTAATACATATCTTGTCCATTTATCTTGCTGACACGATTGTTATAATCATCTGCACTGATATATGCGTAGGAAACGTTGTTCAGAAAATTAATGCCTAAACCTGTTTTTGTACCGCCATATACACTATTTACAGTTTCTGTCGGTATAGTAGCCATTAGACAATTCGATTTAGTGTTCATGTCGAAAACCTTAGTGGCTGGCGTTTTCAGCACTGCATAATACTGATTATCTCCGCTTGCAACCCAATCCTCATTGCCTGTAAACGTGTATTTACCAACGCACTGAACATATCGTTTATTCTCATAATCAATATAGTTTCGCGCCGTTCCTGCCGACCAGCCGTAGCCAGGCAGTGCCTTGATAGCGTCGGGGATTGGGTACTCGTTGCGGTGGAAGGGGGCATAGGCTGGCATGGTATCTGGTTTGTATATACCGTCCACAAGCATTATATCAAATGCGTCAGCTATTGATTGCATGGTTTCTTTGTTGCCTGGATAACAAACCACCATAATTTGTGTTGAATCGGTCATTTTACTAGAATCTGTTTTAGTCTCTACTAAACCCTGCGATGTTATCAGCCAGTTTGCCATCGTGTTGCCACGAATATACGCAATTCCAAACGACACATTTGTCGGACACGTTTTTCCGTCTTTCAGGGCTATTTGTAGTGTTTTATTTGTGTCAATTTCAAAACCGTAATACAGACCTAATGCTGCACATTTTTCAACATCAAACAAATTTCGTCCCTGCTCAACAACCTCTGTCACCCCAGCACTAACAATTTCCCCGTCAATGACCTCAGAATGACCGCCTATTGACTTCACGCTCATCAGTTTTGCCCCTGTCGGCACAACCTTCTGATATGCCGTTTCGCTGTCGGTTTCAAACCTATGCGTGATACCCTGACCTATGGAATACAGTGCGTCCACACGCCTTTGCAGTTCCTTGTCGGTTAGCTTCACGTTAGCTATTTCAGCCGTATTTTCAGCGATTTTTCCGACAGCCGTTACATAATCATCAGGCAGACTGTCAGCCACCGCCTGCGCCGTCTGTGCAGCAGTTTCAGCGGCTGTTCTGTCCTCTGCGACCTTAGCGGCATGGTCTGCCACTGTGGTCTTGTCCGCCGTCACCTGTGTTGCCATATCCTGCACCGCCTGTCTGTCTGCCGCAGTGTTGTCAGCGCAGGTCTTTGCGGTCTTTGCATAGCCTGATGTTATGGTCTTGTCGGCTTCGGTTTGCTGTGCTGCCGTTGATGCCTGCGCTGCGGATATCTTGGCGGCGTTCTGCGCTGTGACCGCCTGCTGACGTGCGGTTTCTGCACCCTGCCTTGCAGTTTCTGCCTGTGTAGCGGACGTTTCAGCAGATGCCTGTGCGGTTTCAGCACGTTTCGCCGCCTGCGTTGCCGTGTCGGCTGATTTCTCTGTGGCGGTGGCAGATTTAGCGGCGTTATTTGCCATTGTTGTCGCTGTTTCTGCGGCGGTGACGGCTGTCTGCATATCTGCGTGCGCCTGTCTGCCTATGGCATCTATGCGGTCCAGTGCGTCCATAGCCACATCAGGTGACGGGATAGCTGTATCACCGATTGCCGCACCTATTCTCAGACGGAAAATGCGTGATTTTTTAACCAGGATATATTCCTGCCCTGACAGTTTTTTAGCACATATCTGACAGCTGACTGTCTGCGCTGACTGCAAGATATCAGCAGTAGGCGTCCATGTGCCGTCTGTGATATCGACCTCGTAGACAGTGCCGTTGCCGTAGTCGATAGTCAGTACATAGCGGTCTGCACCGTCTATCTCCATGCCCTCGACAGACACGGGTCTAGCATTTGTTTCGCCGACGTAGCCCAGCAGGGCTGTGTTCACGACTACATTGTAGTCTTCGTTGATTTTTATGTGCATTGATATTCCTCCTTTCTATGGCTTTGTTACGATCCAGTCAATAATGTATTCACCCTGTGGAACGGTAGCACTTGCACTTTCTGCGTTCGTCAGCGCTACTATCAAATTGTTGCTTGTGAAAAATGTTTCTACACACAGCCTTCTCGCTTTTGGTGCCGACACCTCCCGCAGACTACAGATGACCTGCGTGTTCTGAGTCGGTGTGAACGGCAGGTTCAAAGTCGTTGTGGCCAGTGCCGTCTCTGACGGTACGATAAGGGTCTGAGATCCTGCTGGCATATTCATTTCATTGATTGCGTTCTGTGCGGCGTTCAATGCGTCGACAATAGCCTGTCGGACGTCTCGACCTGTATATGCTGTTGCCACCTGTGTGACCTCTAAACTTATATCAATTGCTTTTGCCATAATCATTTCTCCTATTTTCTTGCTGACATTCCACTAATTGTGTCGATCTTGTCGCCAAATGTCAGCACATTCTGCGATCTGTCATTGATGTCGATACTGGTGCCGATGCACCTCAATACCTCGTCGATGCCAAGGTAGCTATTGACTATGCGATACTTGCAGCCAACTGCAAATCCGTCCAGCTTCTCATCAATGTCAATAGCCGATACCTCATACTGAACTTTTGCTGCTTTTAGTGCTCCGGCACATACTCTGCCTGCTTGAGACAATACGCCTGGAGTGGTGATATTGTCGAATATCATAGTTCCAGCGTGTACTCCGTACCGCTCTATCAGCTGGTCGTTGTCGATATACTTCGTTACTCCCGAAAGCGTCACACGTTCGCCCGTATCATCGTTGATGACAGCACCTAGCGGATACAGCCTTGTGATGATCTCACTTGGGTCAATCGCCTGCGTGATAGATCGCATATTCCTTCCTAGTTGTATTGTTTTATTGCTGACTTCTGAAAATTCGTTTGCTGTGAAATCGAAAAATCTAATGCCTTTATCGATGCGCACCCTCATTTCACCTCTGATATCTTCGCCGGAAATCAGGTTTTTCGTCAGTTCTGAGAACGTGTCTTCATATCCTGGATTAAAGATGTGCTGTGCTTGCGAACAGTTAATATTGCCAATATGTATCTGCTTGTAGCTTTCAACAGAATTATTGTGTGCTGAAAGTAGTGTGGCTATATACGTTCTTATTGTGCACTTTAGCTGTTTGATAATTGGTACACTATCTTTCAGAAAACACAAACCGCCCTCGCAGACAACTTGTTTGCCAATCTCGCCACTATCAGTCATGTATGGTGATATCGTCAGTACTCTGCCATCGAATATAAGGCTTTCCTTATCGTAAACCTTTATCAACGATGTCAGTTCCTTTAAATCGGAGTAGTAGCTGTTGTCGGGATATATGTTGAACGTAAAAATGTCAATAGCGTTTATTTCTTTGACGATGGTTCCTGTCAGCTTGTTGGTTCTGACAGAACCAGTATCGTGAATCGTCTTTGCATCATCGAGTGTAACTAACATAGTATTTCCTCCGTTAGTTCGATTTCAAGTGAACCAGATCCGTATAGAGCTAAGACATTTGTGCCGGGTTTGACGACGAAATTTTGCATTCTAAACGTTGATTCAGTTTCTTTGTATAGGTTTTCTGTGAGGGTATGACCGTTGAGATCAAGCATTGTCAATCCTCGTTTGTCCTTATCGTTAGCATTTTTGTGATACCTTAAGCTCGGAACTATGTCATCTTTGGCATAAGAATAGAAGTATAGTACCCCCGGTTGGGAATGATAGCCGTCTTTGTGTGCTATGCAGGAGAGAGGCATCTGATTGAGGCAATCATCCTCGAATGAAAAAGTGTCCCACGCTGTGTCTGCAAAGTCGTCAGAGACCTTATATGGTGCTACATCGAAAGTGACCTCGAGAGTAGCTGTTATGTCATCTTCACCAAGGCTGGTCTCAACAGTTCTACACTTGCCGACAAAATGATAGTTCTCGGAATAGTTGTCATAAATATTCTGCTGTGGAGCTTCACATAACCAGCTCTTGATCTTCTCAATCCTGCGGAGCAGTGTGACAGGTTCTGTATCAGATACGAACATCTTGTATGATACTTCGGTGTCGTCAAAATAAAAATTGCCGTCATAGTCAGACAGGTCAATACTGCCGTTGCGATAAGGTACAGTCACTTTGATCTCACGCTTCTTCGGCTCTGCAACTGTTGCACTGATTATTCTGATTTTAAAATCCTCATACGACTTTTTGCCATTAAATCTGATTTGTCGTGTCATACTGCACTACCTCTTTTCTTTCTCGCAGCTCTTTCGCCAAGCATTACATCTATAAATGGAACTGTTTCCTCTGCAATCACTTTCCCATTCGGGAATACTATCACGTTATGAATAGTCTCAGGCATTTGTCTGACTGTTGGGACGACCTGCGTGTTTTCTGTGGCGCTTGTTGATGCTTTCTGCGTGATACTGTGGGCATATGATCCATTATATACCGACCTTGCGACCCTATTCGTATCGCTGTATGTATTTCGCATATTCTCTGACAGTATCTTGTCACCAGTATTGGTATAGGCTTTGATGATATCGTCCTCTGATGACTTCCAGCCTTGGATCTCACCCTGCGCATTCATTTTCGATATATTTTCAAATGCCTTTGAAGGGGAGTGTATATCATATACCCCCTTGACCGCCGCAAGCACTGCGTTCGCTCCACTTGTTGCGGTATCAATGACAGACTGCTGTGCAGACAGTATGCCTTGCTGCATACCTACCATCATTGCCGCACCTGTTTGTTTCCATACGTCTGATATCTGGCTTATTTGGTCACGCTTTAAAAGCGTCTTTATGGTTTTATCATGCTGCTGCCTGAGCTCGTCGAACTCTGATGTTGCTATCTTCTTGCAGTCGCTCATGCACCCTTCCCACATATCACTGTACTTTTTCAACTCAGGCTGCGACATAGACAGTAGCGCCTTTATCTTGCTTGCAGATTGCGGACCTGCTTCCCGCAAGGTCTTAATAAGACCTTTATTCACGCCTCTGTCTGCAAGCGTCTTGATATCATCAGACCAGCTTGCCATGCCGTCAAGATTAGATTCCAAGTTCTGCATAAGCTGTTCTGCGGATATCTCAGCACCGCCGTTGAATTCGTCGAAGAGGTTAAGATTGTTCTGCAATTCTTCCGTTCGTTTCTGGACGGCTTCGTCATAGCTCTTATTCATCTCAACTATTGCGTCAACAGTTTCTTGTGATACCTTGTGTAAGCCGTCTTTATACATGACAGTGCGGTTATAGATCGTATCGACCTTTTTTGCATTGTCCTCTACGGCCTTTGAATTGTCTTCGAGAGCAGAAGAATGCTCAGAAACGTACTTGGAGGCGTCAGCATAGTTAGAGTCCAAGCGTTTCAGTTCGCTATTGATATCATAGTATGAATTCTGAAGCTCATCTCCAGCTTTCTTCAGCTCTTCAAGCTTGGTCTTCCACTGCTTTGTGCTGTCCGTTCTGTCAAATTCTTCAAACTTGTTTTCCCTTTTATCAAGTATTTCTTGAACTTTAGCCTGAGCCTGCTTGTTTTCCGTGATTGCTTTCTCAATGTCATTGCGCTTCTGCTCAGCCTTATAGAGGTCTTCTGATATAGCGACCATATCTTTCTGAGCTGCTTCGACAAGAAGCTGTTCTTTCTTTGCTTCTATGCACTCATAGACAGCGTCCTTATTGTTGAGAAGCTTGCCTGTCTGATTGTCAATCTGAAGATTAAGGTCAGGAATTGCGCTGTTCAGCTGGTCCACAAGAGTTTTCATTTCTGACTTCTCGTCATTAGATAAGCTCTCGGCGTCAGAAAGCTCAAAAATTCTATCTGCAAGACTTTTATAGCTGCTATACTCGGCTTCTATATCTGTCTTGGCTTCTTCTCTCTGATCTGCGGCTTTCTTCATGGAGTCTGTCAGTTCATTCGTGCTGTCGACCAACGCCTGCTCTTCGTCACTGAGGACTTTTGTTGAGTCAGCGGCGTCGTCTGCTGACGTAGCATAAGCGACTATACCACCAACTGCAATGCCTGCTAGGGTTGCAATTGCACCCCATGGCGTAGCCGCATTGACTGCATTGAACATTTCAGTTGCGGTCTTGGCTGACTTCACGGCTGAGGATAATTCTTTGAAACCTGTGACGGCGGCAGATACTGTTGTAACGGCTTTTTGTGTCAGCATAGCTGTTGCAATGCCCGTTAGTCCGCCAATAACAAGGTTAGAATGCTCGCAGAAGAACTTTACACCGTCAATGAGGATAGGCAACGAACCTTTGGCGAACTTGGCGCCTGTTTCGACTAAATCTCCAAGGGCATTGCCCATATCGTCGAATTCGTCACTGAGGTCTCCATCTTTGATATCCTTGGTAAGTTCACTGAAAAGCTCTGAGCCTTTTTCGGCGGCGTCTTCGAGTGGGGCACTGAACTTATCAAAAATAGTTATGCCAAGGGATTCAAGGGAAGAGTCCATTATAGCCAGCTTACCCTTAAGATTGTTATTCATGGTGTCAGCCATTGTCTGACACGCTCCGTCAGCGTTATCTACCTGAGCTTTCAGGTCATCGAAAGACCCGCTCATGCCTTGAAGCATGGCATTAACGGACGATAAGTCTGTCTTATTGAAGATATCGCTAAGCGCCTTGGTCTTCTGGTCATCTGAGAGCTTGGAAAGCTTGGCGTTAAGGTCTCCGAAAATATCGTTGATATCTCTGATATTTCCCTCACTGTCAGCCACGCTCACGCCCAGTTCTTTCAACTTAGCGGAAGCAACGTCTGTCGGTGATGTTAACGACAAAAGCATATTTCTGAGATGTGTGCCGCCCTCTGCACCCTTGATACCGTTGTTCGCCAGTATTCCAAGAGAGGTGCACATTGTATCAACGTCCTGCCCTGTGGATTTGACCGTGCCGGCACACTGGAGAATGCCCTCACCAAGCATAGCAACTGTGGTATTAGATTTTTGGGCTGTCTTGGCCATCATGTCCATATAGCCGTCAAGGTCACTCGTCTGCAACTGTAGTGCTGACATAGTATCCGTTACCATGTCAGTGCAGGACGCAAGGTCCATGCCTGAGGCAGTGGCAAGATTAAGAACTTTCGGCAGTGTTTCAACCGCCTTATTTACGTCATATCCTGCAAGAGCCAAGTAATTAAGAGCGTCAGCGGACTCCGAAGCGGTATACTTTGTTGTTTCGCCACATTCACGGGCGGCGTTCTCTAGCTTCTGATAGTCCTCAGCGCCTGAGCTGACCTGTTCTGCGGTCATGCCCATTGTCGCCGCCACATTGGACATAGAACTTGAAAAGTCTATACCAACTTGTGCACAGCTTTCCGCCGCTTCCTTGGCGGCATTAGCTATAGCTTTCAGCCCCTCAACGGCAAGATTAGCAGAGAAAACGTCCTTGAAGACACTGCCTGTTTTATCGACTTTTTCCCCCAAGTCCTTGGTCTTGTCGCCTAAGTCCTTAGTTTTATCACCAAGATCTTTCGCTTTATCAGATGTCTCCTTAGCCTTGGTACCAAGTTCTTTTACTTTGTCAGAAGTTTCTTTGGCTTCATTGCCCATTTTCTTCGTGCTATCATCTGCAGTCTTGGTCTGATCTCGTAGGGTATTCAGTTTCTTTCTTGTCTTTTCAAGCTCTTCTTGATATTTAAGATACGATTCAACGGGCAATTCGCCTTTCTTATATTGCTCGTTGATATCTTTCTCGTTTCTGATAAGAACATCAAGCTTTGTCTTCGTGGCTTCAATGGCCTCGCTTAATAGTTTCTGCTTCTGTGCGGTGTATTCAACATTCGATGGGTCAAGCTTTAGGAGCTTGTTGACATTGTTCAGATTTCTTGTAGTCGAGTTGATGTCAGCATTAAGGCCTTTCATGGCGGCAGTATACTCAGACGTATCGCCGCCGATTTTGACGTACATACCTTTGATTTTCTCATCTGATGATGACTTAGCCATTACTCACCCTCCCATGCCTTTATTTTCGCAATATACTTTTCATATCGTTCTTTGCTGATTTTTCCCTGCTTATATCGTTCTTCCACAACAGGCAGGTTTGCTTTCAGTTCTTCGTATTTTATTTCGGGGTCAATGACCTTTTTGCCGGCGGCGATTAATCGCTGTCGGTCATAGGCGCAGGCATAGTTCACTACCATACCATACGTCATGCGGTCTAAATCAGCGACAGTAAGACCCCTGTTTATAACAAGAGAGATGACCTCCTCCGATTTGAGAGGCCGATCATCTCCGCTTTTACTGCCGCTTATGGATTTTTTCTGTCAACTTTCATATTTGCCTGCAGTATAGGCATAACCTGATTATAGATATCATCAACAGGAAATGCACCATAGGCGAAGCTGTCAAGCCACGTCTGAATAGGCGGTATACTATCATCATAAGTCTTGGCAAGCACCCATAGGGTGCGGTATTCGACCTGTTGAACAAAGGCACCCTTACCGAACTGATGAACCTTGACAACGTCCTCAAGATACTCCGTGCCGAATGCTTCCTTGTATCGATAGAAAAGGCCTGCTGTAGCCTTGAAGCCTATCTGCCTGCTGTCTATAGTCAGGACTAATGTATTGCTCATTGTCATTCACCCGGGGTGTAGGTGTACTCAGGAAACTTTGTGAGTACTGTGTTACCCTTTATACGGAAACGTGCAATGTGTCCTTTCTTGTTGTTGACAGTAGCCTCAGCCGGTGACGGCTTGCAGGCAATCTTATGCTCTGTATACTCATAGTCCATACCGCTGTCTTCCTCTGTCTTAACTGAGAATTTCGTGCGATCTGTAGTATAGCAGTAAGGGAAAACCTCGGTGTATCCCTCGGCTTCTGATGTTGACTCATACTGTACGATCAAGCCGAACTTTGGCGCTTCTCCTGTTCTTGCTACTTCGACCAGTGTGCCGTTTTTCTCTTCGATGACATTGCCATACCAGTCTTTTTCAAGATCATCACACAGGTCAAGGGTAGTGATAGTTCCCTCGTAGCCCTGATTAGTCTGACCTGCGAATGCTACTACGCCGTCAGCCCATATCTCCTTGCTTGATGACTTCGGGTCAAGGCTTACCTGACGGGTGCCCGAAAGCTTTGTCTTATGATACTTAAGTTCTCCATATGTGATAGTTGTCGCACCACTGACATCTGTAGACTCTGTAATCAGTGCATGGGCAACGGCTTTCACTGTTCCTTTCATTAATATTCCTCCTTGCGATCGAATTCGTATACCCACATATCCATTTGCTGATCCTGCCCCAGATAGCCTGCGGCGACTGAGAAACATATGCCCTTATCCATAAGGGCGTTCTCAAATAGGATATGTGTTTCTTCATCTTCCGGCTCGCAGTATATTTCAACTGCAATCCGTGGGATAACTGCGACAGTTCTTCCGTCTGCAGATATCGTCTGAGGTGTCTTGTTTATCCATGTTGCGAACGGCAATTCCGTTTCCACTGGAAAATCTATCTTAGCAATCCTGTCCGCAGGAATGCCCGAAAGTGATATAAGTTCTGTCAATGTCATTTCGACTTCTCAATCTCCTTTCTGATGTTTTCCGGTAATTTTTCTTCGGCATACTCTTGTCCGTAAATCATGTGCGGATAAGCTTTCGCATTAAACGGAAGCGTTCTGCCACCACGCTTCATAGCATGGCCATACTCCAGCAGGTGTGTGAGAAGATACTGCTTATTCTTCTTGAAATTCACTATCTGCCGAATGTCGAAAGAGTCCTCGTATTCGGTGCTAACTGTAAGCGCCTTGGCATACTTGCCGGAGCGGTTATTGAACGTGAAGTGTTCTTGGACGACCTTGCGGGTTTCCTTTGCGGTCTTCTTAACGGCTCTTTTGGCGGCTTCATTAACACGGTGACTTTCTTGCTGAAATGCGTGCTGTAAAGCCTCAGCCATCTCATCAGGACTCATTGACATGGATTTCTAACCTCTTTTTCCGCTTTTCTATTGATAACTGCCAAGCCTGCGGCTTAGCGTCCTTTATCATCTGAACTTGAATGACGTTATACTGGTCGCCGTTCATTATCACAATGTCAGTCGCCTGCGGCTCGGCGATAAGTGGTATTCTTATCACCTTATCACAGCGGTGCTGATACTCAGCGGCTTTATAGAAACGCTCTGAGCCGACGGTACGATTGTCATATCTTATGCCTGCTTGCTTGATATTCAAGCTATTGGCATTGATGATAGTTGCAATAGTGCATATGCCGTCATTGAACGTCTGCCGCTTACTTATCATACGCTTCCTCCTGACATCTCCTCAATCTGACATCTTGCTCTCAGAGCGAAGAGCTGAGAGTGATAATTTTTTTCAAAGTCCTCGAAGCAATCGTTATATATATATCTGCAGCAGTCGATCAGAAGCTGGGCGTCGCCGTTGATATTTTCGTCAACGTTGATATCCAGCACCTGACCTGCATATCCGTTAAGTACTCCTATAGCACGTGCTATAATGCTGTTTATCTTTCTGTCAGTAGCTTCGTCTGACCAAGTTATGTTCAGCTGATTTTTAACTTCCTCGAATAATGCCTGCTGCATTTATATCAACTCCTTATGTTTCTGACGGTGTGACAGTGTATACTGTCGGGATAAATCTCTTAAGCTTTGAGATATCCAGATACCTGAAAGCATTGCTGTCGAGTGGCTTGCCGTTGCCGTATGTTTTGATCTTATATGTCCTTGCGTCATCAAGGAACTTGAATGAGTCATCAAACTCCAGCTTACCGCCCTTAGCCATACCAAGACCCATGAAGTAACGCTTGCCAAGGCCGAAGATAGCTCTGTCATCAGGAACGGCGCATGACTGGATAATAGTGCATGGAATAGGCATAACATCGTTAACCCATTTTCCCTGAACGAAATTTGTTGTCGCAGGCATTACCTTTGTCAGATATGTCTTTGGATTGACCACAAAGATGAGGTTATCAAGCGGCCTGTTGTTTCCAGCCTCTGTCTTGGTAAGCTGTGCGGCAATAGCACCAATAGCTTCAGGGGAGAGTTCATTGAGTGCAACTGTCTTCTGGTCAGGATACTTGCCACCGACTACTGATGCACTACTAGATACGTCCTTGCACATGCCGATAGGACAGTTAAGACCGTCGCCTGACACGACACCGGTTTCCATGCCGACCCAAAGGGCTTCTGCCAGTATCTCACGGACATATCTATCCAGCCATGAGGCACCAAGGTCAAGCATATCGTTAGACACTGGAATCCATGCTGTGAGCTTCTTCAGCGCAACGTCAAAGGTCTTGAATGCACCTGAGAGTTCCTTGTCGATAGCTGTGTTAAGATCTCCCCACTTAGCTGTCTGAACGCCCTGATCATTGACCAACATCTTTGTAATGCCTGTGGTATCCTGAAAATTGATGAAGTTGAGCAGAGGGTGCTGCTGTGGGATCTCACCAAGAACTGACTCGATTATAGTGATTGGCATTGTCTTATCAACGTTTGCCAATGCCATCTTGGGGTCAGAGGACTTGCCCGCCTCAATTACAGCGTTGTAGTAGTCTCTTTCCTCACTGGTCAGCATTCTCACACCTCTGGTGCTGAGTATCTGATTATCGACAGATTCCGCAGTGCTCTCCACCTGCTCCATGATAACATCTGAAATCAGATTGCCGTACTTATCAAGGGCGGTTTCCATGCCCTTGTCATCACTATCTCTGATAGCGGTTGACAGTGAAGCAAGGATATCTGCTTTCTGCTCTTTGATTGCGTCAAGATTAATCATTCATTTTTACCTCCATTTTCATGAACTTTTCAAAAGCCGACATAGCGGCATTTGTTTTTTCTTCTTCGGTCTTTTTTGCTGGCAAAGCCTGCTGTGCGGTGGACTCCTTATAAAGCTCAATGAGTTTGTCCACATTCTCCCTGTCGAGGGCGCTTGACATAGTGTACTGCTTTGTATCACTAAGCATTGTAGCCATATCAACGGGCTGCTCTGCGGTTGATATGCTATCGCAGAAGCCTTTCTCAAGACATTCTGCCGCTGTCAGCCAAGTACCCACCTTTACCATTTCGCTTATTTCCTCACGGCTACACTTGCCGTTGCAACGCTCTGCATACGTAGTGATAGCGGTATCGGTCATCTTGTCAAGTTCAGCCGCCGCCGTTCTCATATCGTCAGCATTGCCCTCACAGTAGCAGGACGCCTGATGTATCATCATCATACTGTTGCTATACATGATGATCTCGTCTGCTGCCATAGCGATAACGCTTGCGATAGAGCATGCCCAGCCGTCTACATAGCAAGTAACTTTGGCTTTATGGCGCTTAAGGATATTTCCAATAGCAACGCCCTCTTTGATTTGACCTCCAAGAGAATTGATGTACAGGTTGATATGTTCACAATCTTTGTACTCATCAAGCTTGGCGGCGAAATACTTAGCACCTGTCTTGCTCTCCTCAACTTTTCCCTTTTCCCAATCAATGGCAAGCCCTCCACAGACTTGTGAATATAGATATAGGTTAAGCTCTTTGGGCTTATCCGCTTCCATTTTGAATTCAAAATGATTAAAAATGCTATTCATTGCTGTTTCCACCTCCTTCGATTGTCTCGTAGTTCTTAGTTCTTGTGTGCTTATCGGCCCAGACTTCTGGAATTCTTTCCTCACCTGTCTTCTCCCTCAACTCATTCGTTGAGTAGAAGCCACTTGCGATAAGCTTGTCAACTGCATTTGCCATTTCAAGCACGTCAAGGTGCTTAAGGTTATTAGTACAGACTTTGGCGTAGCACCCACGCAGGACTTGCTCTTTTGTATAGCGCTTTGCCGTTATCTCGTCTGATAACATCTTGGCGAATGGATCAACGGCAGATGTCAATGTCATTGATAACGCTTCACTGATGTTCTCGACATTTCCCTTTACGATAGCCGGGGAAATGTTGAAAGCAATCGCCGCTTTTTCCAATGCGTCATTTAGCATAGAAATGTAGTCGGTTGCTTCTGACACTGTTCTCTTGGTCTCACCTGCCGTTTGAGAGGTATATTTCATTCCGCCCCACAGTGGAAGCACTGCATTCTTGGCGTCAAAATATGTTTTGAAATAATTATTCATGAGAACATCGAATTTCTCCTCAAAATCAGGTTGACCTTGCGCCAGTGGCGTTATCTCGAGTATGCCTTTTTGGCCGCCACTCTTGACGTAGGTGCTTGAAGCCGTTTCCAAGAAACGATTATGTTCATCTAGCATTTCCGTTAGTATTTGTCTTACTCCGCCGTTGGAGTACGTGAGATATAGGACATCTCCCATATCGAATGTTTTCTGAAACGTGAATGAACCTCGTGCTACCTGAGAGAAGCGGTTAGGATATAGCGCATACTCCTGCGTACTCCAAGAGTCGGCGCAGATTATCTGCTTTCCAGCGCTGACAACAAGGCTCTCGCCACGCACAAGGGTCTTGCGGACTAGCTCGTTCTTGAATTGCACTGCTGTTTGATTGACGTTCGGCTTAACGTTGAAAAGATACCATTCTTCGCCACGGAATGACTTGCCGTCACGATAGGTTTTTATCTCGCACTTTGAAACCAGTGCCGCAAGGATTTCAACAACGACCTGAATGGCGTATGCCTGCACGGCTATTCTCGCTTCGTCATCATATCCAACTGTTTTAATACTGATCACTTCATTACTTTTGGCATTCATTATGCGTGATAGCAGTGATCTCAGCCCCATTGCGTTACCTCCTCTCTGCTAATATGTGAATACATTCATAACGCTCTTGCCCATAGGCATACTTGATATTTGCTCAGCAATTTTATTCTGTGCCGCTTTGGCGGCGACATATGCCTTGAAAGGGTCTGTCTTTCTGGACTTCGGCTCTATTTTACCATATGTCATATTGCCTGCGGACGAAGTGCATACCTTGGTATTGTTCATAGCCCAGCGGAAAAGGGGATTGTCTCCGACTGCAAGCTTATGATTCACCAGCTGACTTGTGATTACAGGCATTATCATCATTTCATTTGACGGACGGACAAGCATGATATTTCCGTAGCCTTTTTCGTCAGAAGCGTAGAGATTCTCTTTAAGCGCCCTCCTAAGCAGTGTATAGCGGTAGTTATCTATGCCGGTCATTGCGACTTTTGCATTCAATTCCGCCGCTTTCTGCGCCACCCATATAACGGGTATCTCAGGCGGTATCTCTGGACCGTCAACGAATGACAGTAGCCCCGCCGCTTCCCATTCTTGCAGGGGCGCCTTGATTCTTGATAAATCTGCAGAAGCCTTGCACACCCAGGTGTGCGTTATCCATACGTCAGTTCCGTCTACGTCAAAGAGCAAACCAGCTGAAAGGAAGTCATCGGTTTTCATATAGTCAAAGCCTGCTGTGCATTGTCTGCCTTGAAGCTTTGACAAATATGGCGTGATATCCTGATTAGTTGCCAGGATATTATCAAATGCGGTTATACCGCCCTCTGTCTGCTGTGGCAGGCAGTTCATGCGTTTAACTGCAAAGCTGATGTTGCTTATCTTATCGTCCAGATAGTTTTGAAATTCAGTCTTCATTTCCTGAAGAAGATCGGGCAGGTATTGCAACGATGGGTTAGCTTTATACCACATTTCAGGCATTTCAACCTCATCAGGGCTATCTACACGTGCAATAAACGGCAGCATACCATTGTCTTCAATCTCGCCGTTAAGAATTCTTATTCCCTTGGCTTTCTCTTTGTCGAGAGGCCCTTCACGGACGAAGCCGTCAGTACTCATGATAGTACGGCGTGGTCTTGGTACTTTTCCGAGACCACCAACAGCAACGTCAATGAGCTTGCTATTCTCATAGGCGTGTACCTCGTCATGATCTACCTTTCCCGGACGTGCGCCGTCGGCTGACCTCGGGCTTGATGTTCGGAACTTCAATTCAGACTTCGTTTTTAGATTTATTATCACTTCTTTGTTCCAGTAAAAGAACCGCTGCATTTTGTCACGATTGTCTTCCAGAACGTTATATACGTCTTTGAATGTGGTCTCTGCTTGATCTTCTGTTGTTGCAAAAATATCAATGTTGTAATGCTTGATGCCATTGGTAGGTGTGAGCAAGCAAAAGTCTTCAAATCCTAAGTATCCGTTTTTTCCTGTTCCTCGCCCAACATACAAGAATAGCACCGGCCAACGTAAGGAACCGCTTGCGGTATATGTGCAGTTGTGAAGTACAAATACGAATTTTTCCCATGGAAAAAGGCCAAAAGGGAAATATTTTTCATAGCTGAAATACTTATCAGCTTGTTCAGCATCAATGTAGATATCTTCTGACAAGAACATGCGCTTGACGTAGTCAATAAGCTGATACTGCTCAGCACAATACGGATACTTATGCTCCTCGACTAGGCTGATATAGTCTGCAAGATACGAGAGGTCAAGAGCTTCTTGCCCCTTACAGCTCTTCGTCATCGTCAAGGTTCTTGACCTTGTCAGTTGACAGGCCCAAGTCTTTCAGAATTTGAAGTTTCTGCTTGTTGTACATATACGCCTGCTTTACGGACGGATTGTCTTTTTCATACTCTTTTCCTACCGCAGAAACTGCCATATAGGTCAGTCCTCTCTTGCGAATATCAGCCTGCATTTTCCTTTCCTGTTTTTCATAAAACAGATAATCTGAAACCAGCGATTTATAGAAATCGACAGAAGCTCCCATTTGTTCGAGCTGCTCTATCAACGACTGTTCAATCTCTGATAAACTCGGTTTTTTCACTTTTGTCAACTCCTTCATTTGACTTTTCTTGAAAAAAATTCTCTCACGTGCGTGCGAGGGCGGATTTGTCTTCTGTGCCTCCCGTCGTACAAGGCCGAAAAAATTTTTTGACCCTTGACCCCGGGGGGTATCGCCGCAAGGCGCTCACCACCGCTCCTCATTGACGAACTTATCGGCACGTTCTTGCCAGCGCCGTTCTGGGTGCTGTGCTTCGTGGCAGTCATGACACAGTGCTATCAGCTGTCTATGCTTTTCGCCAGTATCGTCATAGTAATACCGACTGTATGCAAACTGTGGAAACTGCTTAAGGTGCTTGACGTGATGAAGAATAGTTGCCCTCGTCACTTTACCCTTGCACTTGCATATCTGGCATTCATTGTGCTGCTCTGCGATAACGCTCTTGCTGAACTTCCGCCAATAGCGATCGTTATAGAACTTGTCAACTCGTCCTTCCTTGATTAGCTCTCTGATCTGACTCGTACTATACACGTTATCACCTCGCATATATAGCACAAGGACCACGTCATACAACGTGGCCCTTGCACCGACATAAACCTATGGAAAAACTATAACAACAACCCCGCATTATCATCATAGCACGCAGAGTGTGTTCGTGCGTGTTACAGCGTGTTTTTCTTACAGAACTTGCAATGCCTGCCCTTGCAGTAATCTTCTGAAGCATTGGCTTGCCTGGCTATCCACGCCCATGACGGCGGCTGCCAAGCTCCGTCCTTGCGTGGGACAAGATAACGCAGGCGAAAAATAATCCTGATGAATGCGTCATCAATGCCTGACACATATGCTTCAATCTCTGCTATCTCTGCTTTCAGGCTGCGATAATCGTCACTATCTTCACTTACCCACTTCAGCTCAGCCTTAAGTTGTCGATATGACAACAATCGCTTCTTAGTCATGATAATTCTCCTTGGACTTCTTAATGCTTTTCTGATCGAACGTCAATGTCAATTCTATCATATCACCCATTGCAATCATTTCATCGGCGTTGTCAATAAATGCTTGTAAAAGCATAGGTAGTTTCTTTGAATTATAAAGCTTGTAGTGCTTCATCACGTGCGAATGGCTATCGACATAGTTCTTCACGTCGATTAATGCTTTGATATATCCCTGTCTGTATGAGTCCATTAATTCTTCTCCTTTCCCTGCCTTGCCGATAATTCTCTCGATATTTTCGTCAGGCTATCGTCGATATATGCAACGTATAACTTACCACAGTGAGGGCAGTTATAGCACCATACGTCCCCTTCTATGCTTTGAAATCTCTCTTTGCGAACGCAGACTATGAATGCCTTATGGCAATCATCACATATCACGCTAAGCTCAGCTCCCTTAAGACTCATCATCTCACCCCCTATATGTTCAGCTTCGCCGTTCTCCGGTACATAAACAGCGATATGTAGAACGTGCCGTTATCCTCGTTCCAGAATGGACGGCAATCAGCATAGTAATAATCTTGATACATATTCTCGAACAGTGCCGAGTTATCACAGTTATATGCCATGCTCTGCACCGCACGTTTCGTCAGACGATAATCGTTATTCTGCGGCTGCGGCTTAATGCAGCTCGTTGACGCAACATAGCGCTTGGCGTGCTTGCCGTTGTTATGATCTGAAATCTTCTGCTTGCAGAAATATTTTGCAATTCCTGCACAGCCTGTCTGGTCAAACATCAATGGCAGGACCTTGTCAACATAGCCCTTGCCCCATATGGATGCTATCTCGTTGATAGTCAGACCACCAGTCATGATAACGTGAAAGTGAATACGTCCAGACTTAGAGCCTTGCTCAATGGAATAAATATATTTCATTCTCGGCAAGCCTCTCTTGACTCTTGCTCTATTCACACGCTTGACAAAATTAGCAAAGTCTTTCTTGGCACGCTCAAGGTCAGCAGGATTATTCTGCGGTGCATAGGTCAGCTCGAACTTATAGTCTTTGTCGGTGAAGTTTGCAGGGATAAGTCTTGCCAGAGCTCTTTCAGCATTGATCTGATTCAATCTCTCCTGCACCTTGCTTGTCGGCTTTCTTTTCTTCTTTCGACTAGAAGAACGTGGGCAGGCATAGACAGGATACATATTCACTTCCATGTAGTTTCCATAAATATACTTTTGCTCTCTGTATCTCATAAGGCTCATTGTCATTTCCTCCCACTGTCCGAGTTATTAAGACCCATTACAAGCCCTCATACCCGTGCTTACACACGGGCTGAACACTTGTTCTATACTATATATAATATATAAGTCTTAGCCATAAGTCTTAGCCGCTTTACTGCATATTTTTTTCAGCTTAGATATTTTCATTTTCTCACTCCTTTATTAAGGTACTTCAAGATTGCTTCCTGCGCCTGCTCAAAGCCTTTGCAAACAACTGCAAGATAGCCGTTGTCATTAAGCGTTTTCAGAAACTTCTGTTGAGATTCCGATACTCGTCCACCTGATGTGCGTTTCATTTCTATAAAAAGACCGTAGTAACCGCCACGTCCCACCGGAAGCATTATGTCAGGCACACCTGACTTTACGCCCTCAGACTTAAGATCTGCGGCAGTTCTATAGTGGCGATAGCCGCCGTTCGGTATAGCGAACATATACTCCAGTTCGGGATACTTGCCTGAGCTGAATGTCGCCCACTTGAAAAGCAATGCCTGCTCTATGTGTTCTGTTGGTGTGTTTGAATTTTTCATTACATAACACCGCCCTTTGGTATGTAGAAAATCAAGCATTTGCTCCGCTGTGATGATGAACACTTAACTTTCAATGTTCTTGGCATTTTAAAAGATTTAGATTCAATTGTTTCTATACCAATAACAGTCCATATTTCTTCGTCTGTTGCAATCTGATCTCCAACTTTGAGTGTTGAAAGAGCTTTTTTCAAGCTCTTTCTATCTTTATTTCTGCCCGTGGTTATTTCAGACAAGATTTTCTGCGCTATAGCTATTGGATTTTCATCTGACATAGTTATTCCTCCTAAACTGTTACTGTCACATTCAGTACGGCCGCCGCTATCCAATAGACGGATTTCTTGTAGTCCTTTTGCAAAGCGTATATGATAGCCGCTCCCACGTCCAGCAAAATCAGCAGAAGTGGAAATATGTATTCTGATCTCATTCTCTTATCACCACATCTCATTGTTCTCACCCTTTGTCACCAATTGACAGTATTATCAACAGCTGTTTTCTGTTGTTCTTCTGACTGACGTAGATATATCTGCGTGATGTTAACGCTTCCGTGTCCTAGTAGGTCAGCAAGCAGCGAAATATTATTGTTTCTTTTAACAAATTCGATAGCAAAGAAATGCCGAAACGAATGTGGGTGCATTACTTCTTTCGGGATGCCGTACTTGTCTGCAAAACGTCTGAGTTCACCAGAGACCCCTCGTGATGTTATAGGCTGACCATTGTGATTCTGCAGAACGAAATCATCATCAGAAACATTGCTAAGATAGGGAAGTATCTCATCTGTTAGCGTTTTTGGAAAAAATATTGTTCTCATATGAGCCTTAGCATTTAAGGTCACTTTCCCATTGATAATATCGCTCTTGCGTATTTTTAAAGCTTCCGATATCCTCATTCCTGTTCTTGCTAAGACAACGATAGTAATATACCACCGCATATTATTGTCTCTTTTAAGTCCATCTATCAGTCGGTTGTATTGGCCAAGTGAAATGACATTGTCAATGCTTGTTTTCTTAGCTAACTTAACCTGTTTCAACTTTATTTCTATTCCTTTATACTTGCAGTAAGTGAGTAGGGCAGTTATTCGGAGATTTACAGTTTGCGGCTTGTAATTCTCGACCAGATAGCGTTTGAATTCGATTAAGTTCGGCTTCGTTATGGTGTCGAACCTTTCAGCATATTTTTCTACGCCTTTGACATATGTTGCTATTGTGTTCGGCGCAAGCTCCTCTTCGTAAAGATATTCCTTGAAGCCGTCAATATCAATCATCTTTTGTCCATTCCTTTCCGTTCCATTTATAGTTCTTACGATATGGATTTCTCTCACAAGATACGCACGGCTCTTTATGCCAGCTCAACAAGCCATTCTTTGAGAGTTGACATTCGCTCATACAGTACTTTGTACAAATCCCGCACGTACAATCCTTCTTGTGGATATAATGTGCGGTTCCTATCTTTCTTCCGCAGAACTTACACTTGTGTTCCATAGTGATTTCTCCTTTCACAATTCTATTGTTGCCTTCCCGCAAAGTATACTTTTTTCAGCCGTTCTCTTGCGATCTTGCTCCTTTCGCTTTCACACATATGCATTGCCATAGCTTTGAGCATTTCATAGTGTTTCGTGCACACCTTCTGGCCTTGCACACATTCTCCTCCGCAGAAATAACATTTTCTTTGTTCACGCCATAAATCCCGCTTGCTGATCTGCTGATTTTCTGCCCTTTTCCTTTTCTCCCTCTTACTTCTCTTGTGTGCGCAACTTTCACAAAGAGTGATTCCTTCTTTTGCTGGCAGCTTTCCGCATTTTACACAAATTCCCCTCTCTTTAAGTTCGTGATATCGGGCTCGATTGCGTTTTCGGATCTTTTCCTTTTCCTCAAAGGGCAAATCAGCATAGCATTCTGGCACATTGTCATTAATGCAGTCATCATATTTGCAATTGAAACAATCCATATCGCATACTCCGCCATATCGCTTTTCTTTGTCTTTCGCTAGCATTTTCGCAAGACATTCTCTGCACATTGTTTGACCCTCAATTGATGGCTTCTTGTAACAACGTGTGCATAGCCCTTTATCTTTCGCTCGTTCATAGCGTTTCTTACATCTTTCCTTGTTCTGTTCTCTACATTTCTCGCACATAATATATCCAGGAACAGCTTTTTCTCGCCCGCAATATGGGCATATTCCATTAGCTTTTCTTTCCTCATAGGTGGTGTTCTTCTTCATTTCAATTCTCTGGTCATTCAGCTCACCCCTCAAGGTCATCAGCCGCCTGTCTGAGCCACTTGCTTGTGACAGTAATGAACTTTTCCTTGGTTTGTGGGTCTTCAATATCATTGATTTTTTCAATGAATTCCGTAAGCCCTTTCTGAACGTTTTCAAAGATGATCTTCAGCGCAACCCTTGCTTCGTCTGCATTGCCTGACTTCAATTTCTTTTCCAACTCTGCCTTGGCATGGTCCGCTTCTTCTGCCTCAGCCTTAGCTTTACTGAGGGCGATTTCATACTTAGCGACGGCTTCCTTAACTGCATCGTCACGCTCTGTCTGTGCTTTCTTAAGGGCATTATTTTTTTCAGCTTCTGCCGCATTCACGGCTTCACGGCTTGACTTCTTCAGCGAATTCAGCTCTTTCATATGTTCGGCATGAAGTTCCTGACGGATAGACAGCCTTATCTTGTCAATCTCTTCTTCGTCGAGGTCTCTCTTAACTACCTCGATAGGCTTGTCCTCGGCCTGCTTAAGCTTTTCTCTCAGTTCTTCAAGCTCAGCTCTGAGAGATTCGGCGCTTTCTGTCTGCTCCTTCTTCTCCTCCTCAAGGAATGTCAGTTGTTCGCCTAATGCCTGCTTTTCTTTGATAAGCTTCTTGACTTCTTCAACTGTCATTCCGCCAAGGTCATGTGTGTCAGCGAATTCTTCACGTTCGTACTCCGGAAGCTTGGAGAGAAGCTCCAGCTTTGTCACGCCTATACTTGCGTGTTCTTCAAGGAACTTGGTGCTATTGTCCTCATAGAGTTTGATATAGGTATACGCCTGACGTTCTTTGAACGTGTAGTCACCATTGCTTTCAAGATAATCCCTAAAAGACTCATACCCCAGTGCTATGTAGAGCTTATAGTCTCTGATATTCTTGAGAGATCTGCCCATGTCAACGATAGCCGTAGCAGCTGTTCGGTAGCACTCGCATATGTGCTGATGTTCTGCCATAGCCGTTTTCATAGATACTGTAATTTCTGTGTTTTCCATTGCGTTTCCTCCTATTTTGGTTAGTTATTCAGCGGGTATAAGCTGCACCTGTCAGTGCAATGTGAGATTATCAGAGTTAAATAAACAAACCGGGGCAAGCCCGAAACTGCTGTGTGCATTGCCGTGGTCGATAGCCCCCGGGATGACGATATGCACGTTGTAAGCGTAGCCGGTGTCGCACCTCCACGGAGTAAGCGTCCACATACAGCCTTCAAAGAGCGGCACATAATCTCTATACTTGCGGTACTGGTCGCAAGTGAGCAGCGTTATATAATCTTCACACGTTCCGTAAGCTTTATCACCGTTATCGGCGACAAGGTCAGACGTTTGCTTTATAAGATGCTCCGTGTTAAAATGTCCCTCTAGCACATTTTCGTTAAGAAAGCGGCGGAGAGTGGATTTCTCCCAGTTGTTGCAGCCGTCCTTGAACTCCTCGTTAAAACGCTTTTCACACCAACACTCAGCCGCTATTGCTAAATAATTGCCGTCGATAATATCGAGGCATATAAAACGTATACCATTATATACGAACTCCTCACCAGGTCTTAGTTTGATCTCATTCATTGTAATTCCTCCTAGCTTGCTTTTCTCCTCTTATTCTGCTTCTTCTGACTATTCAGCCACTCTTGGAAGTTGACTTCAAACGCCTTGATTATTTCAGGCTTTTCAAGCTTCTTGCCCGTTAAGGGGTCTTTGGCTTGTTCATTCTTAAATCCGTGGCATTGCACGATATGGTCAGCATTGTCTATTTCAATCGTAAACCATGACTTATCAAGGTCAAACGGCTTTCTGATGAATAGAATTGTCGTGGCACCGTTGCAATGCCTTGAAGCATAGCCGCCGACGCATATTTGCAATTCCTTTCCCTCTTTGATGATGCTTTCGGCATTCTTTGGCACGACCAGTTGAATGCCTGGATAGCTATAGCCCTTATATTTTTTGCAAAGCTTCTTGTATCTGGGCTTATAGGCTTCCTCACGCTCGGCGGCTTCTTTTCTCTTGCGTTCTTCTTCCATGAAGTTGAAGTTCTCAACTGCGTTATCATGTGCTTCGTTTAAATCTCTTGGAAATGCTATGTTTTCTAATGAAAAATCATATCCGATTTTCAGCCCTATGTTAGCATAATCATCATACAGATTGACAAGGCGCCTTATCTCTGAGTGATCGTCCTCACAACGCTCTTCTTCAGGAGAGTGCTTCATGACTTTTCTCAGGTACTCTAATGCCTGCTCTGGATCAACGCCTGCCTTTTCAATGCTGGTACAGTAATCAATGATATAGCTATACATTCGGCAGTAGAAAAGGTCTTTCTTCTTGCCTTTGCGCTTGAAGTCCTGATACACCTCAATAACTTCTGCCGGCGTGTGATCTTCAAGAATGGTTTTGACCTCATTTTGCGTTAGGTGCTTGAAGAACTTTTTCGGCGACTTTGCCGACCAGTCAAGAATCTTATAGTTTTTTTTATTTCTCCACAAAAGGTCCTGAACGAACATTGCACAGTCCATCTTTGTGGCCATTTCAAGTATGGGATACATAGCATACGCTGTGTAGTAGCGTTCCTGATCGAACTGGGTGATGTAGCCATTTTTCACAAAATCTATCCCTGAATACTTTAAAAACGTGTTACGAAGTGTCTCTTTGTAAAGATATCTTTTTGGACGACTTGCAAAGCCGTCGTTAAAGGCTCCGCAAATTTTTTTCTTTATTGGGCGGAAAAATGCTGTAAAGCCGTGTCGTGTGTACGCATAGCCGACATCGTACACCTCTGCTCGTCCTTTTCGTAAAACGTACATCTTCTTGATGTCAACAACAATGTTCGGCTCTCTATCGTAGTCATCTGTAGAATAAAGGTTATAATTCTTCTCGACTACTGCTGCAAATATGTAGACCAAATCATCGACAACTTTATACACACAAAGGTCTATGGCCTCGGCAAGCCCCACTTGCTTGTATCCAGCAGACTTATACTCAGCATTGACCTTGCAGTACGGACATACACCTCTGTATCCGTGTCTGACTTCGTCCTGCACATGATAGATGTCATCAACATCGTTCAGATTGACTTTGTATTCTTTGTTGCAGTTTGTGCAGAAACAAGTGTATCTTCCTGCACTTGTGCGTTTGTAAAATATGTAAGGCGTGAAACAGCCATTAATTTTCTTACAATCATTGGCATTGAGCTGTGGGAAACTCTCAATGTCAGCACGCTGGTCGGGCGTGAGGCGGTCTGTATATACGGGGAATATATCCAGCTCTTGCTTGTGCTCATCAGTTTTCCACATTATCGACTCACCTCAGATCAGAATAAGTCATCAAAGGAAACTGTGATCGACTTGCGCTTCTGCTCCGGCGCTTCCTTGCTGACGCTACCGCAGAGGTCTATATCCATGTGATAGCGTATCTTACAGCCAGGGAAGAAGAAACCTGCGGCGGTCTCATAAGTCTTGAAGTCTGATAGTGCGAAGTTGCTATCCTTAATAGCTTTGTAGACGGCTTCAAAACACTTCTGAAGTGTGCCACCCTGAGCGACCGCCTGTGCGAACTCCTCGTCCTGCTTGACGAAGCTTTCAAGTGCGTCTATGACAGGCTGAACGATAGTGCTCAGCACTGTGTTCGCCGATGCTCCACCGCTAAGCTTAACGCCCTCTCGTTCGTCTGTGAGTTTCTTTAACGCCTGCTCTCTGTAGCTAGTCATAGTTCTTTACCTCCTCTATTCCTAATGCAACATATCCATTCTTCAACCCCCAACCACTTAGGACATATGTTATCCTATATCTGCGGTTTGATATCACATGAATAGCAGGATGTCCGTTACTTACTGGAATGAATTCAATCGTGTCTCCAGGCTGAAAGCCTCTGTCATTTTTACGAATTTCAAAACACTTTTTACCTGTGACAACTGCTTCACAGAAGCATTCTTCCAGCTTCAAGGTGTGCGTTGTTGGCTTTTCCAAGAATTCTATCTGTTCTTCTGGGATATTGCTGTTTGAATTAAGCGGCTGGTAATCTTTTGGAAAATAGAAATTTGCGAATTCTTCTATTCTATATCCCGTGTCCTTCCAGAAGCCAAGTCTTTGATAATGCAGTCCCTTTTTTACAAGCCCACTATTGTCATGTATTATGCACATATCATATGCGCAGTCTGGCCAAAGATTGGGCATATCAGCTTCTTTGCCAGTGCACCATGCAAACCCCTGCGCCTTGCATTCTTTCATAAAGTTATCGTATTCTTCCTGAGTCTTGACGTGAACAGCTATGTTCTCATACTTAAATTTTCTCCAATCAAATGTTGGTTTCTGATTATTTGAATTCATCTGCATTATAATCCTCCGTTCTGGTTTTGAAGAACTTGCAGCGTGTGCAAGTTTCTTGCGCTGGCTTCTCGACTAGCGCCATACACTCTTGTCTTATGCTATTATAAAAAATACATGGGCCTGCGTTATGCCTTGGCGGGGGCGATTTGTAATTCAGTCGCTTTCTGGCGCCTGCAAGTTCAGCATTATAGCATAGCAGGTCAACGTCTGTTATAATCGGCATTTACTCTCCCTCTCTTCCGCTTGCTCCGATCAGTCCTTCTAACTTACTTCTCGTGCTGCATATCTTTCCATACGCCTCTCCAATGTTAAAAGCTCTATGTTCTCGCTCAGACATTACTTCATAGATATCGATTATATCTGCACAGGCTTCATCTACGGTATCATATGCTTGACAAATCTTCTCTTTTGTGCTATCATCAACTTGAAAAGTGTTTTCTTTTTTCGTTGAGCTTGTACCTGTTGCCGCAGGTGCAGGCTCACTTTTTATGCATTCAAGAACATTCTTCATAAAATCAGTAATGCAATTACCTCTATTCATAAACGGACAAGCTCCACAGTTGTCTGCTATGCAGCATTTTGCTGCAAGAATTATTTCATCTCTCGTCATCTTTATCCTCCTTAAACTTTTTCTCCCAGTGCTTTTCAATGGCACCAAGTACTATGTACATCACGATATCCGCAACGATAAGCGTCGCTATGGATAACAGTATTATTCCTATGGTACTCATTTTCATTTTCCTTTCGTTCCTGCTTCGACTTCTGTCACTACGATAGACCCGTTGTCGATAAGAGATTGAACACGTTTTTCAAAATCAAAACGCTGCTTGTCCGTAAGCCCTATGGTCTTCGGTATGCCACGGCTCTTAAGATACATGGTATACATACTATGTATCACGACGTTGGAAAGGTTGAAACGATACTTGACGTTCGGAAACTGCTTGGACTCTTTTCGATAAATAGTATTATCGACGTATACGGTCTTACTCATTGTTGTCACCTAGGCGGCAGTTGCTTTCAGCGTTGTTGAGGTGATAGAACTTGCAGTCTGTACACTCCATGCAGACATTACAACCCGTAACAACGTTCAGCTCGTTTTCAGCAAGATACTTCTTGACGTTCCCTCTGAGGTATTCGTCTATTGCTGATGCATATCTGCTGACAGCTATAAGAGGATTACGGCGCTGATTAGAGCTGAGTGACGTTTCCAACGGCTTTCCGTCCACAGTGATGACATATTCACCACCTATGCGGTTAAGTCTGACTGCGTTGTTGAAATCATACATCAGTAGATCATCTCCCATACCTGCCCAAGGCCGAGCATTACTACTATTATCATGAATGCAAAAAAGATAGTCAGCAAGGCCATTGCGAAGCACTCTCTGCGATCTTCTCGCTTTCGACGGTTAACGAGCTTGTTATGCTTGTCTCTCTGCTCCCTCATTGCCAAGTAATCAACCGCCTTGACATCTTCATTGAGTGCAAGGACTACGTCTTTTTTTGTCATAATTTTTCCTCCATTTTCTCAGGTTTCTTTTGATTTGCTGATAATAACCGTCATAATCTGATATTATCATCTTAACGCTGGTATTGTCCGCCATGTCAACGATGACGAATTCGCCGGCACATATAGAATAGCCGTGGCGTATCTCTCGGACATAGCTTTCAATCCCCATATCCGTTGCTATTCTGATGACGGCTTGCGATATCAGTGAACTGCGGGTATCATTCTTTGCGTACATCTCCGTCACCCTCCAACTCTTTGATACGCTCCTCGATATCAGCCACCAAATGCTTCTCTATGGTCTGCGCCACGTAGTAGCTCAGGAGGTCTTCTTTGCTCAGATCTCCATGCCATAGCTTGTCACCGACAAGCTGAGCCTTACCAATGGCTCTTTCTATCTCAGCGTTTGTTCTTTCGCCGATAATGGCGTCTATCTTCATGATGTGCAGCACTTCTTATTCCTCTCTTTCTGTTTGAAATGGCGGTAAAGAATGCTTGCGATAACGTCAGCCGGTATCTTCTTGACCTTGCGGCGTGTTTCTATGATCTTGCCGTCCTCTATGCGATATGTAACGCTTACGGGAATATCAATCGTTTCTTTCACTTTACTGCCCCTCTTTTTTTACATTCTCAGCTGACCAGCGCCGGAACGCTTCCAAGCCTGCTAAGGCTTCTTTCTGCTCCTGCAGGGTAGTCCTGACCTTGTCTTTGACTCTGAACTTGCGGATATCGACCTGACCCACTGTGCATTCTTCGATGTAATCATCTATACCCAGCGCCTTGACCTGCTCCCTAGGATTGTCAATGAAAGTTTCCAACATGGCGTTCTGAATGGCTTTCATACGCTTGCCGCCCACGCCATACTCTGTGGCGGTCTGCACAAGCGCCAGCTTGATGTTGTCCGCCAGAATAGCCCTGTTCTGGAGATTGAACTCTTTGCAATTCCGTTCAACGAACGTTACTACCATGTTCAGATCTATGCCGCTATTCTCGCACGCCCGCTGCATTTTATAGGCATATACACCGTCCTTGTCCCACTCGTTGGCAATTTTGCAGTTGTCTGCAAAATCATCTATCCATTGGCGACATTTCTTAGGATAGAACGTCTTAGGATACTCCTTATTCAGCACTATCAGCATGGAGCAGAGCATTTCGTAATTCTTGACTATGACCTCGAATGCAAGGCGGTTCTTATGATAGTCTTTTATCTTATGGTTTGTCACTTTTATTCTCCTTATTTAACTTGAATGCTCCCACCTTGTATGATATAATAAATTTGAAATATATCAGAAAGGGGGATAACTATGAAACTAAACTATGATTGTGTTCGTGAACTTTTGCTAACTCTTGAAGAAAACCTAGTCATGGACGATAGCTTGTCATACCCAAGCTTAAATCTTAAGCAGGTCTGTGAGAAAATGCCAGACTTCTCACGAGCCGATATTGCGTATGCCTCAACGAAGCTCTGGGAAGCCAAGTATATCGAAGCAAAACCAGTAGGGACAGACAGCAAGATTATGACTATCGTCTACAGCAGTATCACGTATGAGGGTCATCAGTATCTCGACAGCATTCGAGATTCTAAGCTGTGGAACACTGTTAAGACAAAAGCCAAAGCAATGACTTTTGAATTGGTCAAGAAACTTGCTGAAATATATGTTGTGAATCAGTTCACGCCTTGATCATAGCTGTTTCTGAATAAAGTCTGTTATGACTTTGTTCAACATTTTGCTTTTGATTTTTATAATCTCATTTTCCTCAGGAGATAGCTCATTCACGAGTTTATTTCCTGAGACTTCTTTTTTTAAAGAGCAAAAAGCTCTTGCAATCTCAGGAAGAACACTGTCATATACTATCTCATTGAAATCATGGTCTGTTGATTTTGACATTGGTATCACCTCTTTTTTATCGTTTTGTTGAAACCTTTTAGGCGCTTAAAAAGAGCTCGTTGTATTCGACGTCAAGCCCACGCTTGATTTTTACTATATCGGTATCTCTTATAGTAAGATAGCCGTTAAGCATATTACTGAATGTTTTAGCCGAATACCCGCAAAGTGCGGCTGCGTCTTTCTGTTTGATGTTTCGCTCATTTATAATGCGCTTTACATTCTTTCCGATGATAGTTAACATATGAGTTCCTCCTTTCAAGTCCATTATAACTGGTCTTTAGCTATATTATAATCCATTTAAACTGTATTGTCAAGCTGTTTTATCCATTTTAAATGGATAAAAGTGTAGAATTTAATCTAGTTATTTTGGACGTTTTCAACAAATTTCCTCGATTTATCAATTTTTCTCTATAAAAGTCTTGAAATACTGGATTTAATATGATATAATAAAATTATTGAAAGGAGGCGATATGTTGATAGGCGAACGTATACGGGAGCGCCGCAAAGAGTTAGGAATAACGCAAGACGAGCTCGCTAATAGAGTAGGTGTTAAAAAGACATCAATCAGTAATTACGAGGTTAACACAAATTCTCCACCTGAGAAAGTCATAATTAAGCTGATGGAGGCTTTAGACTGTGACGCAAACTACTTATTCGGAGGCTGTGACGAGCAAATTATAGTTACGCCGCACGAGCAAAAGCTAATCAAAGCATATCGGCAAATGCCAGAAATGCAACCAGCGATTGACAAGCTGCTTGACATTGCAAACGATAAATCTATTACGGTATATCGAGCTGCCGAAAGCTCTGACGGGCACGAGGACGAAATCTTAAATATTTCGGCTGAACGTCTGCAAAAGTTGAAAGACGCACCCGAGAGCGACGACGATTTGTAATTACATAAACAAATACCTCGTAGGGCATAATACCTTACGAGGTGATGTCGTTTGCTTTACGGTATTTATAAAGATACCCGCAACGCTGCGTGGCGTTGTCTAATTGATTACAACGTGTCAGAATTACCCGTTAAACCGTCGCTAATCGCTCGGGCGGCAGGGATAAAGGTAATAAAAAATAGCGATGTTCACGAGCTTGCCCCACACGAAAGCGGTGCAAGCGTGCTTGACGGCAAGCAATGGTATATAATATATGATGATGAAAATACTCGTCAGCGTTGCAGATTTACCGTTGCGCACGAGCTCGGACATATTTTTTTAGGGCACGAGCTCCGCAAGGGGTATCACGCAAGAACATTTGACACCACACGCCCCACGATTGAGCAGCAGGCGGACGCATTCGCCGCTCGGTTGTTAGCTCCTGCTTGCGTGCTGTGGGCGCTGAATGTCCGCACTATGACGGAGATAGCGGAATTATGCGACATATCAAACACCGCTGCTCAAATAAGAGCCGAGCGAATGGAAATCCTATACTCTCGGAATAAGTTTCTTACAAGCCCGCTTGAAAAGGCGGTTTATGATAACTTCAAAGAGTATATACAAAAACAAACAGCGAAATAATTCGCTGTACATAAGGAGGACAAAATGAAGAAAATTGTTATTTTAGTCGCCGTAATATCAACCCTGTTGATGATGACAAGCTGCTCAGAGTCGGGCAGTGACGTTTCATCAACTTCGACAACGCCTGCTGTTACGACTGAGGCATCTGCTACTGAAACCACTACTACCACGGCAGAAACTACAACAACTACGACAACTACGGAAACTACAACGACAACAGCTGCAAAACCTGCTGAGAACGTACTCACTTTTGACGATTTGAGCCTTACCATAGAAGGAGATTACCAGCAGCAGAAGCTAAAATCAACAGAACACTATACTTCATGGGCAGTAGTCACAAATGGGTATGGCTTTTCAATTATAAAGACAGAGAAGCCAGGCTATATAAGCACCGAGGACTTTCTGAATGACTATATGGCGCAGGATGGTGAAGTGTATTCATTCGTTAACGGGCTTTCCGATTGTGAGGTTTACCTTTCAACTTCTTTCAATACGGCGGCTGTGGCTGATATAAATGGTTACTTCTATGTTCTCATGCTAGATCCTGATTATGAAGATAGTACCAAAGATTTTCTAGCGATTGCCGACACGGTTCGTCCGAAATAACGTTAGGGAGATGTCACTATGAGCAATGCAGTTATATATGCAAGATACTCGTCGGACAAGCAGTCTGAGGATAGCATTGAAGCCCAGCTCAGGGCGTGCAGACAGTATGCCGCCACTAAGGGATATAATATCGTAGCAGTATATGCGGACGAGGCTATCAGTGGTAAGGGGTCAATGACGGCAAGCCGTGCGCAGTATCAAAAAATGTTGAGAGACTGCAATAAGGGTACTTTCGATACTATTCTTATTCACAAATACGATCGTGTGGCTAGATCACTGGGCGAACACGTTAATCTTGACGCTCGCCTGCAGAAAATGGGCATTACACTGATAGCGGTAGGTCAGGACTTCGGACTTGGACCTGAAAGCAAGATAATGCGTGCACTGATGTGGTCAATGTCAGAATACTATATAGATAACCTTGCAAATGAAACGAAAAAGGGAGAACGTGAAATAGCCCTGAAAGGTCTTCACAATGGCGGCTATCCGCCGTTCGGATATGATATCGTAGATCAGAAGTACATCATAAACCCCTATGAGGCGGAATATGTCCGCAAGATCTTTGCGGCGGTGAAAAATCACGAGGGAACTAAGGACATTATCGCAGAAATGACGGCAGTGGGCATTGTGGGCAAGCGTGGAAAGCCCTTGAAGTATTCTGCAGTATATGAGATACTACGAAACGAGAAATACACAGGAACATATATATACTGTGTTGACGAGGAAAAGGATAGATCCAAGCGCAGGTCTAAGCCTAATGCTATAAGAATAGAAAATGCCTTGCCGATGATAATCGACAAGGCAACATTTGACGAGGTGCAGAAGATTATGGATAGCAGAAAACAGAGTGGACCAAAGACATCATATCTATGCAGTGGGTTAGTCTACTGCTCATGCGGTGCGAAAATGCACGCACACATATCAACGAAGAAAGGACACGTATATCACTACTATCGTTGTTCAAAGAAGTGCGGTGCACCTATGATATCTATGGATATCGTTGATGACGCCGCTAAGACATATCTTCGCACCCTGCTCAGTGAAGAAAATCAAAAGGCCATTGCTAAGGCTATGCGAAAGTACAAGTGCGGAGAGCCTGAGAGAGCTGCTGATTTCAAAAAGATAGTTGCATCTAAGATATCGGAGAAGCAGAAGCAGTATGACACCTTGATGACCAACATGTCAAGTGGTGTCCTCCCAGCTGATGTTATCGAGGATATCGGTGCGAAGATGAACCAACTCCGTTCTGAGATAGAGGCATTGAAGAAGACGGAAATGCCAAAGGACTACACTACGGATCAGATTTCTCTTTGGCTCAAGGCTCTGCATGACAGCCCAGACGATAAAGCTATACGCCTGCTCATTTCTCGTATAGATATAAAAAACACGACCGAAATTAACATACAAAGTACATTAACTTCGGTCGTGGGAACTATTGGTTGCGGGAGCTGGATTTGAACCAACGACCTTCGGGTTATGAGCCCGACGAGCTACCGAGCTGCTCCATCCCGCGTTCTGTGCACACTCCGCATCTCAGAGTGCTTATTTATTATAGCACAGGCTGTCGCAAATGTCAACACCTTTTTTTAACCTTCCTTTCTGCGTGGGGAAAGGATGGGGCGAAATCAGTCGAAACGCCGCAAAACCAGTTGATTTTCTATTGATTCTGCACAAAAAATATGATGCACCGTTGTAAATCTTCTCTCCGGATTTGTCCGCCGGGCTTGACTTTTCCGGCGAAATGTGGCAGAATAAAGACGGGCAATGCCCTTCAGAAAGGATGTGTCACA